GACCAAACCAACATTGATTTCTACAAAGTTGTCAGGGTCAGCGAGTCCTCTGTATGGATTCAACAAATCGGCAAGAAGGTTGTCGAGATAACTGGATGGGCGCATCAAAATGTGGTGCCAGTTGATTCCGCTGAATATCAGGTAAGAAACTGGGACAACGAAAAAGATGAATGGGACAATGTAAATACCTTCATCACAAAGACTCATCCAATCCAGCGCAAGAAGATTCAGCCTTACGGAGATGCTTACGGCGTCAGCCTTACTTCATTCTCCTCGGCTTGGTTGTGGGACGGCAAGCCAAAGGGTCAAAGTCAAACTTGCTAGATTACTAACCCCAGTTGTGATATACTGGACTTGTTCTTAGAGAGGAGAACAAATGAAAGTCAAAGTGACATGGAAAGCGTTCGGTAACAGAATCGAACAAGGTCGCTATGTGTCAAGCGTTGAATTCGAACTACTAGACACTAAGCCATCGCATGATGTTTTACTCAATGCGATTTACAAGGCAACCAATCTTCAGGATGAACTTGCTGATTTCGGAGCCAAGGCTTTTGAAATCTATCTATGGAAAGTCATCGAGCCAAGATTGGCTTCAGATAGAACTCACACATCGCTTTCAATCGGTGATGAAATCGAGATTGACGGTCAGACTTATGTTTGCGCTGACATCGGTTGGGTCAAGGTTGAAGATGCCGACATCAAATTTCTTCCAAGCGAATACGGTTTAGGTGCCGTGTTCTCAGTCAGAGAGAAGGTGAAATAAATGGCTCAAGAAAATCCGATACCGATGGACGAAGAAACTTCTAAAGCGCTCGACGAAATAAGTGATTTCTTTGAAAAAGAACCTGTTGTAGCGCAACTCATTTTTGACGCGGTTATGGAAAAAATCAAGGGAGGTAAATAAATGGGGTACACGCATTACTGGAAGTTCAAGCAAGAACCAACGCCTGAAAAGTTTGCTGAGTTCGTTGAGGGTGTCAAGCAGATAACTGCCACAGCCGACGAAGCAGGAATTCCAATAGGCGAGGAACTATACGAATCTAACTATGTGCGATTCAATGGCGTAGGCGATGGAGCGCATGAGACTTTCTATATCGGACTGCCTGTTGGTGATGAACGATATGACTATGGATTCTGTAAAACCGCCGAGAAGCCATACGACACAGCGGTAACTGCCTCACTCATCCTAGCCAAGAAAATCTTTGGTGAGGATATTGAAATCAAGAGCGATGGCAACTGGTCAGATTGGCAAGGCGGACAATTACTTTACGAATCGGTGTTCAATGTCCAACCTGAAAATGTCTTGGTCAAGGCGTAACTGGTTTATTTACCTCAAGCGTGGGAGGATTCGACTCTCAAGAGTTAGGACTTCTCATGCTTGATTGGTTGGCAATCGCCTTCAGTTTAATCGCCCTAGGTTTTTCCTTTAAGGCTTATCTTGATAATCGTTGGATTGAGATTGATTGGAACTTTGAAGATGACGATGAATGAGCAACGCGCTTTAGTAGTTCGAGAGATTCAAGCCTTTGCTGGAGATTACGCCCACCCAATGACTCAAGATGGCGTAACTCGAGATGTGGTTATTGTGGAACAACTGCTCGAATTTCTTCGTGAGCCGTCATCTGAAGAATCTGCTCAGGGGTAATCAAGAAGCCTCGAGAATAGTTTGGCGGTATCGAACACTCAACCCTAGCCCCATGTAATCGAACTGTTTCCTTAATTCTTGCTGTCGGAAATATGAGAACTGAATCATGGATAAGAAAGGCTTGATGCGTGGCTTTCGTAGTATTGATACCACTTAGGTACCAAGACTTTGTGTTATCGCTCCAGCACTCAACCTCGATATAAAAGTTTCCTGTCCGCGACCATTTCCTATCTCGCTTGACCTCGACTGTTTCAATCGGAGAGGTGAGAAGGCGATTGACATAAACCTCGCCCTGTTGCCCGTATCTCAAATCTAAATCCCAATCAGATAGACTCATAGTTGTCCCCACTCGTTTGATTGACCAATGGATATTGGCGCGATGCTTTGAATGACTGACTTGTTTTCATAGAGCGCTAAGAGTATTGCTTCAGCGCGGTCAGGCGAAGCGACACCCCGTTTCTTCATATCGACTTTGGATTCAATGACAACTCGACCCGATGCGTCGGATGTATAGGTTGGACCTGCTAACTGCGAGAGAACAAATCTATCTACATTCAATCTCACATCCTGTTTACCGTCTTTAGGTTGAATCATCTGTCTAGCGTTCCACCACATCTCAGCCCTTTGATTCTTGAACTTGGCTTGGTCTTTAGGCTTCTCGGCTACATTGACTGCGATGATGTCAGCGGGTAACTGGCGCTCTTTGACCCATCTATCAAGCATGGAGACAACACCCCAACCTAATCCGATGGTATCGACCTTGACTCGAACTCTGTCTCTCAATCCTCTTTCTTGATGAATCTTGATACAGTTTTCAATCTCTCGCATGACCACACCTGCGACATCAACTGCGTTGGCATTTTGTTTACCCGATGAGCGGTGAACGATGCTAACTGCGTATCCATCTAGGCGAGCGATAACAAATTCATCTCCACCATCTGAAGCAATATCAACTCCAAGTTTAATTATCTTTGATTCAAGCGGTGTCTCGTTCTCTGTTGCCATCTCAGCCCATGCGAACGGAATGACCTTACCTGTACTCGACTTAGGAAATTGCGCCATGACACGGGCTTCAACGAATGGAGAATCTTCACCGAACTCAGAGATAACATCATTGACCCAAGTTTGGTCTACGAGGTGCGTCTTTACATCATGGGCTTCAATGTAATCAGGACAAGCGCGACATCTGCCAGTTGTCTCACCCGTGAAGTTTGGCGTGTCATAGGCGCTGATTGGAATGACATTGTAAAGCGGACTCGAGCAGATTCTCTCGAACCAAGTTTGTTCTGTATCTGTTGGCGGGTTACCTAGGACAAGAAGTTTAGTGTTGCCACCTGTCATGAGAGATTCAAGGGCGCTACCGATTGTGTCAGATAAACCTCCAGCCTCATCAACTACCACCAACAAGTTAGGTGCGTGGATACCCTGAACCGCTGTTTCATCATGAGCGCTTGGACTAAATCCGTATCCAACTACGGTGCCATTGATTTTCCATTGAACCGTATCGGCTTCCCCAGGCAAGTTATTCTTGGCATGAACTCTACGAATGTGCGGCCACATAATGTTTCGAACTTGGCGATGTGTGGTCGCTGTTGTAATTGCTACCGCTGTACCCGCTGGATGCGTAGATAACCACCACGCTACTGCTCGCGCCGCTAGGTGAGATTTCCCAGGCGCGTGACAAGCGGGAACTACCGTTCTTTTATTGGTCATCAAGGAATTCAAAATCTCTTTTTGTTTACTCCAAAGAGTTTCGCCTAAGCCTTGCTCGACAAATCCAACAGGGTCGTTTTGCCATCTAGCCCATGGGTTATTCAACTCAGCATCAAGGATGACTAAAAGGGCGTGACGCTCTTCAGGTGTGAGCATGGCAAGCAACTCGGCTTGTTTCACGGAATCACTTTCGAGGAACTTATCGAGAAGCCTCTCGGTCATGAGTTAAGCGCTTTTCGTTTTACGGGACTCTAAGACTTTGGCTATCTTTTCCTGTAACTCGCCCATGGTGACTGTAACTCTAACCTCTGACACGGAATGAGATAGAACCTCTTGCTTATCTATCCTGCCAAAATCTTCAGGCACCTGACGCTCTAACCACCAAGCCGATGCTTTCCAATCTCCTTGACTCGCCGCACTTGATACGACTGCCACCTTTTTAGCGATTGCTTCCGCTCGCGCCCGTGTGAGAGACTCCAAAAACTCTAAATAGATTTTCTCCTCGGGTTTAGGTTTAGCATCAGGAATCGTTGCCAATCTATCCCGTTCCACCATTCCACGGCTCATCCAGTTATAGAAAGTGGACTCAGCAATGTTCACCATGGCTACCGCTTTGTTTACTGGTAAGCCAAGCACGATGAGATTGATTAACTCCTCCCGCTTTGTATCATCGAGAAGTATCAATCCTCTGCCACCCGTTTTCGGTTTAGGCTTAGATGGTTTCTTTTTTGCTACCGTCGTTGTCATGTCTTTATTCTACCTCGGTTGTACACGCCTCAATAGGAATAAATAATAACTCAGCAATATCTTTCCAGCCATTTATTGTGTTAGCCCATTCATTTAAGTCCTCAGTATGAACTCTCATTTGATGCTCACCAACCCGCATTGTTGTACGACCCACAGGGATATGCCCAGGCTTGGTTTTCCCACCTCCCAAGATTTCGGCTACCTCTTCAGCGCTAAAGCCTGTTCCTTTCAAGCCCGTGCTGGTTAAGAGTTTGCTTAACTCCTGTGGGTCATAAGTTGCCAAGTCCGAGGTTCGATTGTCCACGATAAGGATTTTGATTTCCTCAATATCATCGACATCAATCCAATGGACGGCAATTTTCTCCCAACCTAATTGAACTGCTCCCTGATAAGTATGATTACCCGAGAGAATGTGTTTGGTGTTTTTATTGACCACGATTGGTCGGTACTGACCCATTAACTCAAGGGATTGAATGATTGACCCTATATCGCCCTCACGCGGATTGAGAGGGTGAACCTTTATCTCATTGATGCCCACGCTCTCTACATCATCGGGTGAACTCGTACTCCGCTCAGGCTTTGAATCAGGCTCGACGGGCTTGCGCTCAGGAAAACCTAGACGCTCCTTGATTGCTTTGATTGCTTTCTGTTTTGTCGGTGCCTCGGCATATAGTTGCTCTTTCCAAGCCTTGTAAGCCTCGAGTTCGACTGTAAATCTCCAAGCGCTTATCTTTACTTCAGGGTCGCTAGGTAAAGGCTTAGAATCGCTTATGTTGTCTTTCTCTTTCCCATTCATCAACTTATCCAAAGTATCAACCTCAGATTTAGTGAAGCCCGTACCCTCGAGTTCAGGTAGAGCGTTAAGGAGAGATTTGAGAAGTGGCTCGTTGTATCCAGCCAAGTCGGTCAGGCGATTATCAGCCAAGACAATCTTGCGAGCGCTCTCTTCATCTACATCCACATAGGTGACTTTGATTTTCTTCCAGCCAAGTTTCTTCGCCGCTTTGTAAGTATGGTTACCAGCCAAGATAAAGTTTGAACCGTACTGAACCACAATCGGTCTGTACTGCCCATGGGCTTTAAGTGATTGAGCAATCGCTTCAATATCACCACGGCGAGGGTTTGTTGGATATGCCTCAAGCGATGAGATAGCAACTGAGGCAACTTGTCCAACCTTTATCTTCGCTTTCATTTAATGTATATCCAAGCCTCGAAGTTAAAGAATTTCCAAAACATTGTGCCTACTGTGAACCCTGCGTTCTCTGCCAATATCTGATTTCGCATTGATGAGTTCACCTTCATCATGCTTCGAAGGTCGCGCTCTTTGTCTAATATCTGTTCCGCGCTAAAGGCTTTGCGTTTGAAGTCATAGTGAGCGCCGTTGATTACCTGCTCAAGTTCGCCCGATTCTTCTCTGACCTTCTCTGCCCATATAAAAGCCCCACCCTCAACTAGAGAGTCATAGATAATGCTTAGGATTCTTGGTCTGTCCTCATAGGGAATGAACTGAAGTGTGAAGATTGAAAGAATCAAACTGGACTTACCAAAGCCGTTGAAAGCGCGTAGGTCTTTTCGGACATAGAGAGTTTCGTCATGGGACTCAGGCAATAGATTGTCGGCTATATCAATTCCAACTTTCTTACCACGGTGAGGAAGTCTCTCCAATAGTTTTCCAGTCGAGCATCCAAGGTCAATCACCTGCGTATCTTCAGTCATGAAGTATGTACTCAAGTCACAGATTGCTTCAGTCAGCGTGTGATAGTTTGGAATTGATTGCGCTATATGCTCATCAAAGTTAGTTATCGTGTCGAATGAGAATGGCTCAGTAGAACTCATGAAGCCTTCTACCAATCGCTTCCACGACTGGGATAGTGATTGTCCGTCCGCACCGCTCGTATCTTTCGGAATCTGAAACTCGTCGTCCATCGTGATACAACTCCGTCCATCCATCGGGTAATCCTTGAAGGCGCTCGCACTCCAAGGGAGTTAGTTTTCTAATTCTTAAATTTTCTTCAACTGGTAAAACATAAGGAACATTTCCGCCCCCTGTTCCCATTTGTGCTGTTAGCGTTGGAACAACTCCGTCTGTATAAGTTCTCATTTCTTTATCTCTTCGAGATTCTGTTTGAACTACATACTGCCGAGCGTTACCGCCTTTGTAATAGTGAGCATCTAAGGTCGGAGAAATGTCGGAGAAAAACCCCTCCCTTCCTCTTGGTTCGTTTGAGTTCGCTTCATCATCGCTTCGACTTGCTCTTCCGAGAGGGAATACTTTGGGTCGGGGTTTTCCTCTAAGATGTCCGATAAGGAAAATCCTTTCTCGGTGTTGCGGGACTCCGAAATTTTGGCTGTCAAGCAATTCCCATTGACAGTCATACCCCAAGCCATCCAAGACTTCGAGGATGATTTCGAAGGTT